GCCGTTTCGTCGATGCCGTCTTATGCGATGCGGCAGCAGGTGACACCACTTACAAGAAAAAGATGTCAGGGTCTTCGGGCTCGTAACGCCAGACATAATTCTGGGCGTACGTACACCACTCCGACCGGTAAAGTGAGTTTAAGCTTGGGTGGTCCAAGTCCTGCAACTTGGTCAAGCCATCGAAGTAGGATTCCAACTCGAGCTGGGTGGACGTAGAGACTCCATACAATTCTGCCATGAGCAATCGTGACTTGGATTGAATATCCTCGTGTCTTACGACACCTACCTCACAATGCTCCCAGTAATTCATGTGCCCCCCTTGTCCAGAGTACAGCATCCTACCTTCGCCTAAGCAGCGCAAAAGATAATTTGCATAACTGCTTAGGATTGGGCATGCGGGAAACATTGCTAATAACGAGAAAGCCTTCGCTCTTAGCAACGCCTCACGCACGCGAGGCCCCCCCAACATTAAGGGGCTATGTGACCAGCTGGTGGCAACAATGCGATAACCAGGGTCTGTGATGTTGGCTTTGACTTCGTCGTCAAAGTAGAGCTTGCAGAAGCCCGCTGAGCCCAGGTGAGGGCTGGTTTTGCACTTTGCGCGGAAACCGAGTTTGGTGAACTCGGACACGTCAAGAAAAGTGCTAGCACCGTCAGCACCAGTGCAACGAAAAACGCCATCGTCACCTTCCACCACGCCGTCCACACTGATACCTTGCTGCTTGGCAAAGAACAGCCAGAGCATAAGGTTGGTAAAAGCGTTTCCAAGTGATGTGCACATATCTCCCGACATGCGACACCCAAGAACCCGGACACGCGATCGCTTGAAAGTGCAGACGCTGAGGTTTGGTAAAGCCGCCCAAATGTGGCCCATAACAACTTGGGCACTTCCACCGAGTTTAGAAGCCATGTGGTTATAAAGTTGCAACTCACATGCTTTAATGACTCGAGGTGAAAAAGAAGACTCGAAGGATTCAAAGTCATTGGACTGATAGGCGGCTCCGGGACGATAAAGGCGGTCGTAAAGAAAAGCGGGCCTATCAGCCACAGGCACATGCTTAGCAAAATAACGACCAACAGGAGTGTTGGGATCGAATACTTTGTGCTCAATTGACGCGAAGAGGGGTCCGGTGTGTGCTTTGAAAGCATCCGTTCGCGAATTGATGAGACGCTGATACTTGTAGGTAAGATAAGTCTCACGCTTGGGAAAAGACTTACAGCGATAGTCCCGCACAGACAAAACTGGGTGAAGGTGGAAAACACGCCGCAACTCATTGCGACGAGACTCAGAATAGTGTGTTTGAGCCAACCACGCTTCAAATCCCAACAGCTCATCATCAGACAAAGGAACCAAATTTGTCCGTAACCATACGCGCACAAAAGCGCGAAATCGACGCAATGTTCGAGTACATATCTCGGGCAATGCTGTGCCAAACCGACGAACAGTGCCGCTGGTAGCATTGAGCAGAGAATCAGCGTCAGCCATGGGTAGTGCCACGTTAGGATTCCCACCTCCCAGATAAGCCTGCATTGGAGCACGCCAAGCAGTATGGCCACCACGGCGACGGCGGATGACAAGATCTGGCTTGGGACGACCAAGGGCAGGGAGCCCGACTTCGCCGACTCTGTATCCAGTAGCATAGATTCGTCGAAAGCCTCGTCCTCGATCTGTGTGCCCCAGAGTTGAAAATTTGGCAAAGTTCTGCTCCGGTACAGAAGATAATAAAATTGTGTTGCTGCAGCAACCAGCGTGTTGTCCGTTGTATTGACTTTGTAATCTTTCAAGTCAATTGAATGCAATCTCGACAACTGCTGGGCGAGCAAATTGGCGCTAATTCGTTGTGTGCCATTCATCGACATCAACTCACGAAAAGCAGCCAGACTCACTGGGTAAGTTACAACATTACCATCAGCTAAAGCAAAAGTGACACATTGTATCAAAGGGTCAGCATTACGCAAAGGTGATGGTAAAGAACAAGCAGGTCTCGTGTCCGCGACGACCTGTGAAGCAACACGCGGTCCAACTGCGATGACATTCATACGAAAAACGTTGTCAATTTGCTTCAATTTTTGCACAGCTTTAAAGACATACTTTAACGAGCCGGCAGGCAACCAAGACTCAATTCGGGTGGACCAACCGTTAAAAAGTCTCACTGCTTCAGACTCAAACTGAGGGATTTCCGGCAACTCATACGCTCCATTGGGCATTTGAGTAAGTCCTTGACCGGCAATGCAGGCCTCAACAGCCTTGACCTTTGAGTCGAGCTTCTCCAACTTATCCTTCAACGCTTGATTTCGAGCATCAGCGTTCCCGAGCTGTTCCTGCGCTCCTTTTAGCTGAGAGGCGCGGACAAGACTGTCCTTGGTTGCGCCGCGTGCGGCCACATGCTTACTCTTGGGTGCACCAGGACATTGGGGTGGCGCAGGCGGTAAGGAAGTAGGACATTGCCGCGACTTGACCCAGCGGCCGCCGCGTCGGACCCGGCTCTCGGTCTGCGTCAGGGTTATAATTGGAGCTGTATACAGTTCGCCACCCGGCGCGATAGCCTTGGATTCCCACTCTGTCATTCCAGGGCTCGCGGGACCGTGTAGGCTGGGCCGAGGTGATTGGCACTGAGGTGACACGGGTCCACAATACGGGGAGTGGTTCGGCGATCGTGCGGCCGGTGAACCGGCCGCCTCCTTGAACTTCAAACCTGACACCCACTCCTCGTGAGGCGGGAGGTACAACGCACCTTGGCCCAGGCCATTGGGTGGTGCATCTGGGGTCTGGTCCGATGTCACGTGCGTGCATTCGACTGAGGTTTGCACGCCGGCTTGCCGCGATTCGGGCTTGTCGTAAGCCGCGCTGTCGCGGGGTGCACAACTCGCTGCGCTCATCGGGCAAGCGGGTTGGCAAACAACGCACTTGGCCTCCGACACGGAGGCAGGCGGTGTTGTTGCTACTGAGGATGACGACATGATCGCCACTCTCAGATAAGCTTCCAGCACAAATTGACGCCACTTTTG